CATGTACATATTTCAGCTGACAAAGGTGAAATTCCCAAATATCAGTTAGGTGAAAGAGTGTTGGATTCGGAGGGAATCCATCCCAATTCCATGACCGCACGTTTGACCAAGGAAGCAAGTCTAGAAGTTCTTGGTTCCACTAAGTTGAGGGCAAAGATGAAGTCCACTGTTGAACAGTCCATTTTATCTCCTCATGTGAAAGAAGTATGTGGTGTGGAAAATAACTGGGGTCCTCCTAAACTTCAACCTAATTGGGCAGCATACAATGCAACCCTTGAACATGTGATCAATCCCGCAAAACCATTTGCGCCTGCAGATGTTAATCGCGCCATTGATGACTATATGTATGGAAAAGGTGAAGGAGGAGTTTCTCTCGCTGACCTGGCTAGGAAAAGCGATATGAGAGTTCTTTCAGATAAAGAAGCCATTCTTGGTATTCCCGGAAAACGCTTTCTTGAAGCATTGAAGATGTCTACAAGTATGGGATTTCCGATATTCGGGAAGAAATCAAAATGGTTTTCAGAAATTTGGGAAGATGGAGTCCTGAAAGATAGGATTCCAGATCCACTCGTAAAGGAGGAGTTGGATCGATTAAAAGAATGTTGGAAACGAGGTGAACGTGCGTATCCCGTTACTTCGGCGACCTTGAAAGACGAACCCACCGAACTTGGTAAGGAAAAAGTTCGAGTTTTTCAGGCCGCTCCAGTCTGTATGAGCATAATGATCCGCAAGTATTTCTTGCCCATCGCTAGATTCCTAAGTACGCATCCGATTATGTCGGAATGCGCAGTTGGAGTTAATGCTTTTTCACAAGACTGGGAAAAATTGATGTCCCATTGCACTAAGTATAATATGCAGAAAGTGCTAGCTTGGGATTATAAGAAGTTTGATGTTCGGATGGGATCCGAAATCACAACTTCAGTGTGGGGAATGTTCATAGAATTCGCAAGATTGAGTGGAGGATATTCAGAAGAGGATTTGTACATAATGAGAATGATGATCAAAGACATCACTGACCCTCTTATGGATTGGAATGGAACACTCGTTATTGCTTTCAGTATGAACACGTCAGGTAACAATCTAACTGTGAATGTCAACAGTGTTGCAGGATCCTTGTATGTGAGGATGGGGTTTTTCCACATCTACGCTGATAGAATCCCTGCTGCAAATCTGAATTTCAGAGATTTTGTTGCTGCACTAACTTATGGAGATGATTTCAAAGGAAGTGTAAAACCTGACTATGAAGATTTCAATTTTGAGACTTTTCAGAAGTTTCTGGCCGAACATGATATCACCATAACGGTTCCAGACAAATCTGATGCAGTCATTCAATTTATGGATGAAGAAGACGCTGATTTCCTAAAACGAGTTTCCAGTTATATCCCAGAGATAGGCGTATCTATAGGAAAGCTTTCGGAAAACTCAATATGGAAATCTCTTCATTCCAATTTGAGATCTCGCACATGTACCAAGACGGAAGTCGCTTTATCCTGCTTGGAATGTGCAATGCACGAGTGGTTTGCTTATGGAAGAGACCACTATGAAATGCGTCGTCAACAAATGCTTGAGGTTTGTAAACGAGCAGACTTGGTTCCGTCGCCAGCTGTGTTGAAAACTTTCGATGAACGAGTAGAACATTGGAAGTCCAAATATTGCGAAAATACCTAAGTTGCTCACCTGCACATAATGTGTATATATATTTCCTGTAAATAATTGGCGTGATTCATCTCCGCGAAGTCTTAGAGATGATTTTTGGCCCTTTAGTTCTTATTCGGTTAAAGAATTAGCTTCGGATGAAGCGTACAAACCGTGTGCAGACGAGTCTAAAACGGCCGCTGCACCAAACTATGCTCAAAATCAAACTGTCAAATTTGTGGACACCCATCCCGGACATGAATTGTATACATCAGAGAGTTTGGATTCTGTGACAGCAAAGGCGTTTCCTAATGATGTTCCAGTTGAGCAGTTTCTGTCTCGTCCCATTGAGATTTTGAATACTGCATGGAATGTCAATGGATCCATAACTGCTGGTTTGAACCCTTGGCGGTCTGTTATGAGAAATATTCTTAATGAAAAGAAAATCAATAATTACAGATTAATACGGGGTAAACTTAAAGTTAAGGTCCTGATAAATGGAACTCCATTTCATTATGGACGCCTGTTACTTTCCTATTATCCACTTATCGCTGATGACGAATATGATTGGTTGACATTGTCAGACTCAATACCAGAGAACGTCATTCTTGCATCCCAGCGTCCCTCTTTGTGGATAGATCCCACGAATTCACAAGGAGGAGAAATGTGCTTGCCATTCTTTTGGCCTGCCGATGGTGTAGACTTGACCAGCCAGTCTGAAATTGCTTCTATAGGTGAAATGAAGTTTTGGACGGTTAACACTCTGCGCCATGCACTAGGTAAGACGACACCATGTCGTGTTACTGTTTATGCTTGGATGGAAGATGTCAAACTTGCAATTCCGACGCAATTTGATGTAGGTACATTTGCTCCGAATGCAGACGAATATGCAAAAGGTTCAATTTCACAGCCTGCGTCTACTATTGCTAAGGTCGCTAAAATGGCATCTAATGTTCCTGGTATCGCTCCTTTCGCGAAAGCTACTGAAATAGGAGCGAATGGTGTTGCTGCGATGGCTAAACTCTTTGGATATTCCCGTCCTCCCATGTTGGAAGGGTCGCGGTACCGTCCTCAGGTCAAACTTGACATGGCAACTACCTCTGGTCTAGATGATGCATGTAAATTGTCCACTGACCCAAAACAGGAGACCACTTTGGATACAAGAGTTGTAGGATTATCGGGTGAAGATGAACTTACCATATCTTCTATTGCAGAAAGAGATTCATATCTTACGACTTTTTCCTGGACTTCCGCAGACAATAATGAACAATTGCTTTGGAATTGTGTTGTCGATCCATGTTTGTTCGCACAAAACAACATTACTGATAACACTCGCCTGTTCATGCCTGCTTGTTGTGTTGCTACTCTTCCTTTCGCCTACTGGAAAGGGACTATGAAGTTTCGATTTCAAGTTATTTCGAGCAAGTACCACAAAGGCAGAATTGCAGTTGCATGGGATCCTGTAGGAGTTGTCAATGGTAGTAGTTTTGATACAAATTCCAACTATCTTACCATGGTTGACATT